TTTGATGAATGCACCTTTGATAACCCACTCGGAAACTATGTCCCCAACTGGACCCAAAATTGATAAGCTACAATCTTTCTTATAGAAGTCAGAATAACCATCACGACCAGTTACTGATTCGTGGTGCAATCTCACCCATTCCATCACAGCTTGTTGGCCTGATGGAGATATTGGACTGTATAATTCTAAGGCGATGTCCTTCCACTCTGCTTTACCTTTTAACTTACGGTAAACGTTGATGTGTTCGATTTTGATCTCACCTAAAGTAACGCCTGGAGCATCAGCTTTCTTGATCAGGTATGACGGAATTCCGTCTATGTAAAAAACGAATCGGTTCTGAACAATTGGTTCAAAACTCGTAAACATTATTTCATTGGGATCCAACACTGGCATAAGCTGTTATAATTTAATTTGTTCTTTTGTATAAATACTGTGTCGGTTAAAATTTACTTCCGTGAGTGGCACTTTTTCCTATGTCTTGTTTAAAAATACCAAAAGCTTTCATCAAACCTTCGATTCCTTTTAAATTATTTTTCTTCATGATGGAAACGATGGATTTTAACGCAGTTCCTGCGATTCCAAGACCAGCAGCGGCAGCGGGAATCCAAAAGTAACTTTCAGCGTCTTCTTTTAGTGCAGACGATTTAACCATCTTTTTTACCAATTTTTTATCTGCTGCTTCATCATCGTGTTTATTTTTACCGGCGGGTTTTTTCTCAAACATTTGAGAAATTTTGTGCTGCGCAATGTTTGGATTTAGTACTTTAGTTTCCGCTGCGTCTTGAGCAAAAGATCTATCCTCTTTTATTTTCTTTTTTTCCTCTACTTTCTTTTTTTTAGTTTCAGCAAGAGGTTTTTTAGAAGTTAATTTCATTTCGCTCTTCTTTACCTTAGCTTTTTCTGTGTAAGCATCATCCTTAACAAATGCCTTTCCCTTGTAAGCCCCTCCACCTTTTTTAGGTTCTATATCCTTGTGTTTTTTTGCAGGATTAGGAGATTTTACTTTTTTATCGTAATCGTCATCTTTTGCATATTTTTTACTCTTGTGGCCATCTTTGGATTCTTTATCGCTCGCTTCTAGAAGCGCTTTTCTAAGTGCGGATTCGTACAGAGCTTTTGGGACTTTAATTCTTATTAATGTGCTATTTTTCATTTATTGATGTTTATCTTTCTTTTCAATTATTGAGCAAAATTAACTCCAGTAGGTAATATGTTAAAATCAAGTTGTATAAATTCTGCCACTCTAGTTGGTTGCAAATAAATACTACCCACCATTATATTTCTGTCTATTTGATCCGGAGTATTGTTTGTGGTATCCATAATAACTTGAAATGCGTAAAGTCCCTGTCTCTGTTGAACAGATTCCAAATAAGGATTGACTTGAGTAAGGAATTTATTCCAAGTTACTTGAGTATTTGGTTCAAAAACTAAAGTTTGGCCTATTTGTTTGATGTACCTCTTAAGTGCAATTAATAATCTTCTAACGTTTACCCTATCAAGAGCAGAAGCCCTAGCTTGTAAAGTTTTTTGTCCGTAAACAACGGTACCAACTCCAGAAAATGTCGCAATTGGATTGACTTTTGCGGAATACAAACTATTCCTATCATTAATTGTCAATTTACGTTCAGGTTGCAAAGCAGTAGAAAGACCTCCTCTATTAAGACCGGCTGGTGCCCACCATTCTGCTGCAATTTTATCATTGTATTCGTATACTGCAGGAATTAATGCAGAAGGCGGAATAAAATTCATTCTTCCGGTTTCAGAAGATTTTATTTGTATCCAAGGCCAATAAGTGGTGCCATACGAATTATCAAAACTTGATGCAGCACTAGTTACAGTAGTTAATTGTTGATTATATCCTACCAAATCTACAACGGAGATATTATCCCCTCTAGTGCTTGATAAAAGCAATAAATTGTTTATTTCAGTTGGAGCATTTTGATTAGTTATTCCGGGAGCGTATATTACATTGAAATCATATTGGTCTTGGTTATTCAACAAACTAATTGCTATATCGTAATCAGGACCGTACACTCCCTGTATATTTGTTGAAGGCGTAACGTACGCGGATGTTACTGTTGGAATATTTTCAAACATGTTCAAAGGAGCAATGCCGTAAGACCCCCAAAAAGGTCCACTTGCACCCCCAAAACCACCGTTAAGCGATCCTGAACCTGATTGTGGAAGAGAAGCGGTAAATTGATTTTGAGGTAATCCCAATTGATTAAAGTAATTGGGAGTTGTATTAACTGATGCTACGTATACGTATTTAGACTTATTTGCGTAACTTCCTGTATTCTGTAAATAATACGTACCGGTACTTGTATCCTGAGTAAGAGTTTGATACTGATCTCCTATTACATAGGAAACGTAATTAGTTTGATTTGGATCTAAAGAAAGATTTGTCCAACTTTCCAAAACAGTTTTACTATTTTCGTAATCATCTCCCCTTCTAATGTTCAAAGTAAAAGTTCCTGAACCTGTATTGTACTGTACAATTTCCCATCTAACGTTAGCAAAAGATCCTGAAGGAAGCGAGTTACCGGGTTGGGTACCGCTTATTGCGTTATTCATCACTGTGCCCACCGATAAAGTGTTCAATTGAAACGCAGTTGAACCATTAAGCGCAGCTACACTAGCGGTTGCCACAGTGTAAGATCCAGACGCAACTCTAGTAATTAAAAGAGAACTACCACCCTGATTAAAATAATTTAAAGCAGCAATACTAGTTAAATATTCAAGAGTAAGACCTCCTGAAATGAAGGTTGAACCGAATATTTGTTTGAATTGGGAATACGAAGTTACTAAAGTTGGATTATTCACAGGACCCAACACAGTTGGACCCACTATTGCAGCTCCGGCCGCTATTGGGCCCTGTGTTATTTGACTTTGATCGTTTTCATTTAAAAAAACTCCTGGACTAATGAGTGTTTCAGCCATTTATCTTATTTTTTTAGCTACTAATAAATATCGGCCTATTGGTCAAAACTTCCTATTGGAATTCTCCCGTGTTAATATTTATGGAAACTGTTCCATAAATTTCTTTCAGATTTTTAAAAAAATCAATTTCTCTAACTTTAAGCTCTTTTATTTTAGCTTTAAATTCCTCTAATTGAAGTTCCATCAACATTTTTTGATAATTCAATTCTCCAAGAGCGGAAGCCACTGAAATTGCTTCCTGTTTTAGAGCTGTAAGTACTTCTAATTCCTGTTCTGTTATTTTTTTTACTTCTTCCATGACATTTATTTATTATAGATATAAATACGTAAATTCTAATTAAAAATTAAATTATTTTAATACCCTATTGATATATAATTCCAAACGTAAACTGCGGAAGCAGACAAACCTACGACTCCTGAAATTATTGAGAAATTGGCCGCGCTACTAGAAACGTACGCACTGTAAGTGCTATCAAGTTTAGCACTCGCTGAGTTAGCTGCGGTGATTATGACAGAAGATCCTGTGGGATACGCAGTAGAATATGTGGTGGTCACTATGGATGCAGACGCGTAAGGCGTTGTTCCCGTAGTCAAGGTTATTATTCCTGCGTTGTTAGATCCCGTAATTGAAACTTTACCAAGGTTACCGCCGCCGCTACCAGTTACAATGCTCAAAACTGAACCCGTAGTAATTATTTGACCAGTAAGCCTAAAAGAACCACTCAAGTCCAAAGAGTATTGAGGATTCGGTTGATTAATACCAACAAAACCATTCGCAGAACCGGTTAAGGGTTGTCCATTAATAGTTTTGTAAGATCCCGAACCGAATATAATACCGCCTATGTTAATACCATTTGCGTAACTTGATGATAAAGATATATTCGTTCCTATTATTATGTTATTGGTTCCCACGCTTCCAGTAGCATTACTGGTATAACCAGCTTGAAAACCAAAAAAATTAGAATACGATGCGCTTGCGGCGTACTCGCCTGCGTATTGTCCAAAGAAATTTGACGCGGTTGCGTAAGTTGCGCCGTTACCTGCTGAAAAACCAAAAAAATTAGAGTTTGAAGAACTATAAGCATTAAAACCCGCCTGTTGGCCAAAAAAATTGGATTGGTACGCAGTAGACGCATTAGCTCCTGCATTCAATCCCATAAATACACTACTAGTTGTATTAATATTACTAGTTGCTGGATTCGTTGAGTATATTGTGCTTCCTGTGACTGATATTGGAGATAAAGAAACTGATGCTGTTCCGAATAAACTTCCTGTATAGCCTCCCAAAGCGGTAGAACTACCAGTAATTACTTCGTTTCCAATAATAAAAAGGGATCCAGAAATTAGATTATCTGACAAAGATATTATACCGTTTCTAGCAACAAATTGATTTATGGCCATTTATAATGTACTTTGGTTCACTTTCCCCAAAGTTGGATTTTTATTTTAAATAAATATCAATTAACAAATACGACTTTGTAAATTCTTCCTGTATTGTCAGACTCTTGCAAAATTGAAGCTTGTTTGATAGCGTCACTTTCGTTATCATAATTGTATAAAGGATCATTTTGATTTAATTTGGTCACCCAAATCATTGAATTTCCAGGAATAAATTGAAATTGAATTTGGTACATATAATCAAATTTAAATTAAGTTTGCGGTTGCTTTTATTGTCCATCCATTTATCGCATTGTAAAAATTTAATTGGACTTGACCATTAACTATGCTAGCTGATGCACTTACATTGAGCGTAGTACCCACCACGTCTAAGGTTGAATACTCTGTATAACTAGATGTTCCATTATTCCATGCGGCCACTATACTTCCCGCTCTTGCATTAGATCCGCTGTATATAGTGTAGTTATAAAATGCGGCTGTAAATGATCCCGTGGAATTCGTAAATACATTAAATGGTGAAGTAACTCCATTATTTGTTACGTTAGCGTAATATATTTGAGAACCTCCAATTGAAAATCCTGTTGTTGTTGATGCGCTTGCATAAGATGCAGTAGATGCATTCACTGAATAGGAAGCGGTAGCAGATAAATTAGCATAAGATGCAGTACCTAGTAATGATCCTGTAAAAGAACCGGTAAATGAACCCGTATTATATGATCCTGTAAATGTATTGAAGCTAGATGTGGTTGTATAACCAATTGTATAAGAGGCCGTTTGAGCATTTTGAACGTAGCTAGCTGTTTGTGCTGTTATCACATAAGATGCGGTAGCAGATAAATTAGCATAAGATGCAGTACCTAGTAATGATCCTGTAAAAGAAGCAGCATTTATAGTACCCGTAATTATAATGCTTCCAGTTATTAATACACTTTGACTTAATGAATTTACATAACTTGCTGTCTGGGCCAAAGTTGCTTCTGACGCACTCAGTGCGTAAGACGAACTGATTACACTTCCATTGTAATAAGATGCAGTGGCAGCTATAGCGGTATAAGAAGCAGTTAGAGCGTACGAAGAACTTATGGCAACACTCGATGTTGAAGCGTACGAAGAAGTCGTAGCGTAAGAAGACGATACACCTTGTGATGCGGTACCAAATAAAGATCCCGTATGCACTCCGTAGAAAGAACCTGTAAAAGATCCGGTACCAGAATAAGCAACACTAGAGCTATTAGCAAAAGACGAACTTATTGCAGAACTTGCAGTGTAAGCATAAGATGATGATATTGCACTTGAAGCTGTATAAGCATAAGAACTTGATACGGCTACTAAAGAAGCCGATGAATTTATTGCACTTGACGCAGTATAGGCATAAGAACTTGATATAGCTATCAGAGAAGCTGAGGCATTGATTGCAGAACTGGCCGTGAAGGCATAAGAACTTGATACAGCGACTAAAGAGGCCGAAGAATTAATTGCAGAACTTGCAGTAAATGCGTAAGAAGAACTTATCGCCACTAATGAAGCTGATGCATTTATCGCAGACGATGCGGTATAGGCA